CCCAGCCGAATTTTTCCGCCCACGCTTCAAACACTGGGAATTTGTGAAATGCCCGCTCCTCGCAAACCGTCGAACATCCTCGAGCTCAACGGCGCGTTCAAACGCAACCCGAACCGCCGGCGTAACGGCGTCAAGCCTCCTGCCGGCGTCGTCGGCGACCCGCCGGAGCATTTCGACGAGCATCAACGCACGGCCTGGGCCGACATTGTCCGCGACGTGCCGCCCGGCGTCCTCAAGGCCTCCGATCGCCCGAGCGTCGAGCTCCTCGCCGTCCTGGTGGCGGAGTTCCGGCAAGCGCCTTACGCGTTCGTCGCGGCGAAACATAGCGCGACGCTCAAGCTCCTACAGCAATTCGCCATGACGCCGAGCTCGAGGGAGAATTTCAGCCTGAAGGACGCGGACGCGACGCCGGCGGAACTCGCGGAGTTCTCGACCTAGTGCGTCGTACGATGCAAAAGGGTGTCACAATGACACCCTTTCCAGATCCCGCCTGATACATGTGGGTCATGTGAGATCGAGGCGGACTTCACTGGAACCTCCCTTAAAAAAAATTCCCCCAGCGACCATATCCAACTCCTCATCCGTCAATACTCGGGGTTGATGGCTCGGATCTATAGGCAAAGTGTCTGTACGATTGGCTGAGGACTTAGATGCATCGGCTTTCCCGTTTATTGATAGAGCGGACGTCAGAACGGTTTTCATTAGAACCTCTAAGATGGTCGGTTTTCCGTCAGGAATACTATCGAGAGCTAACCGTGCATTGGCATGGTGGCGCTGTCTATCGCCTGTAAGTACAGAACCTAATGCCGCCTTTGATCAGGGATGCCATCTCATGGCGATTTCTGAGCCGCTGAGCACGTTCTGAGGCTCGGGAGGGAAAACCCAGTCTCCGCCTCCCGGAGCGCCTCAGAGGGCCGGAAAAAACGGTTCTGGCGTGGGTCTCAGGCTTTCCCGGTTCGCCGTTGCCATAGCCTCTCCCAAAAGGGCCGGCGCTCCCGCTGATCGGTCAGGAGCTTGATTTGCTCGCCTTGGCTCCGGACGGCGACCGCTTGCTCCTCGATCACCCGGAGCAACCGCTCGCGCTCCTGGCGCTCTCTGTCGAGTTCGAGCCGGAGGCGGTCGCGATCCTTCCGGATTTCGTCGAGTAACGCCGTCTGTAACACGCTGTTACCAGTGTCACCGTGACTGTTACCGACGCTGTTACCGTGACTGTTACCGCTGTTACGCGCTCGCTCCGGGACGGCATTGGGCCATACTCGAAGCAGCTCGCTCAAGTCAACGCGTACGCCGCCGTCGAGCTTTTCCGCCGAAAGTTTCCCGCTTTTGATGGCGCGGAGGATGTGAGTACGCGACACGCCGGCGGCGCGAGCAGCTTCGGCCTGAGTGAGTTTCATTTTGTTACCGGGTAACGAACCGTGACAGTTACAGGCTGTTACACGGTGCCCTGACTGGGGGCATTCTGGCAAGCTGCCTCGAGCTCCTTGATCCGGCGTTGGAGCTCCGCGATCAGCTCGTCGCGGCGGTCAATCTCCCGGATCATCTCGCGTATCCTGGTCTGAGCGTCGGCGAGCTGGCGCTTGAGCTCCTGCTCCAAGGACTTCTCCAGACTGTACTCGTTCGGCATCGTCATTCCTCGTCGTTCATTTCCACATGGAGGATATCTCAGGTCCATATGGCGCGCGATGTGGCCCCCATGTTCGATGAACTGAAGGCCTTGGCTGATCGACATGCCGAGCTGCACGCCGACCGGGCGCGGCTCCAGGCGGAGTTGGAGGCGGAGCGCGCCGAATTGGTAAGGGCGCGGCGACCATGGTGGCGACGGTTGAGCCAGATCATCCGACGCAGTTAACCTATACGATTTCAGAGTTGTTGTAATTTTATACATGAAAAATTAACATTAAACGCTTTCGAATACCAAGAATAATGAATTTTTAATACACAAAAACAGTTTTATCTGAAAAATATCAGTATTGCATACATAAATATCATTTAACTTATGTATACGCTCCAATTTACTATTTACGATTTGTTGTATCTGTGGTACTCATACTGTAAATTGCATGAAGTTATTAAATTTCATTAACATTTTATCAAAAATGACTTCACGAAAACAAAAAATATAAATATAAAAATTTTTTACCTACTATACTTATGAAAAATTTAATAGGATAAAAATGAAATAATATTATATTAGCAAGTTCATTAACTAATAATAACTTCGTGTTTCTAGATTTTTACAATGTGCTTACTAAAAGCACATTAATGCTAACACACCCTAACTTAGGAGACTGTCATGGCAACGATAACTGGCACTGATCAACCAAATACAATTAACTTAGAAAGCAGTGATATTTTAGATAGCGCTGGTAACCCAAAAACGGCAACCAATAGCGCGGATACGATTTATGGAAAAGGTGGCGACGACGAGATCGATGGCGCCGGTGGCGACGACAAGATATACGGTGGTAATGACAATGACACTTTAAAGGGTAATGCTGGCGCTGACTTACTTGAGGGTGGCGCTGGCGACGACAACCTAGAAGGCGGCTCCGGCAATGATACTCTAAAAGGTGATGATGGTTCTGACAATTTGTACGGCAGTACAGGCGTAGATCAGCTCTACGGCGGCGCTGACGATGACAATTTTTATTTCGATAAGACGGACAGTGGAGATATACTTGTTACGACCGATGACTTTTCGGATACTATTCAAGACTTCCAAGAAGGAGATAAAATATACCTTAAAGGAAATTATAATTTTGATAGCAGTGCTGGGTGGGCACCAAGCGACGGTTCGTTCGGGATTTGGGCTAGAGATAACGCCTGGGTCCTTACTTGGAACGCAAAAGGCGATAGTGGGTACCATGATGTTTTGATAAAGGGCGTCCAACCGGACGAAAACGACGTTTTTTTCTTCTGAGCATACCTCGCTGCGCTCCGACTATGCCGTGACACGCGGACGCGGCGGGAGCGGGCGGCATCAGCTGACTTGGCGGTGCCCGTTGACAGCAGCATTGTCAATGTTGCTGTTCATCCAATAGGGGTATTTAAGTGGTCAAGTGCTCTTCTTGAGCCCGCTCATCCTCAGATGGGCGGTTTTTTTTAATTTCAGCACCCGGGTTGCGCGGCAGCCTGCTGGCTTGCGCTGTGAGAAGGCGCTGATGTTGTCGGTCATGGTTCTGCGGCTGATTTCCATAAAAGTCATATCAGGTCAGCTCGAGGAACTCCGCCTCCCACGGTCCGCGCTTGAAATTGATGATGTGCGAGCGCCCGTCGTCCGCCCATTCCAGGCTGAAAACCTTTTTGCCGCGCCAAATGTCCAGGCCATAGGGCAGGACCTCCGGGAGCATTATCCCATGAAGGACGGCGGCGTATTTCGCCTCCTCGAGCGCGAGCTCATGTTTCGCCGCGAGCGCCCGGACGGCGGTGTCGCCGGCCTGCCATTTCTGGAACGGCGTCCGATGCATGATCGACAAGGCCTCGCCGGCGGACTGGTAGCTCCCATGCTGGCGGAGGATCGCGAGCGCGCGGTCGCGGATCCGGAGAGCAGTCTCGATCCTGGTCGGCTTGCTGGTCATTTCTGGTTGTTTTCCACTTTGGACATTATGCGGTCGGCGCTGATTTCGCCTGTGATCTCAACGGGCTCTCGTGCCGCGCGAGGTTATTCCGGCGTTTGGGGCCGTTTTCGACCCTCTTGACACAAACTGTGGTACTGCCGGCGGTTGTGCCTCAGACACATGCCGGTTGACTGTGTCGGTTAACGTGGGTATAGCTCACGTTAAATTGATAGGCAACAGGTATGACAAAGATCGGGGATCTCATTCAGACGGCGGCGGACGTGACCGCACTTCCCGCCAGCAAGGTCAAGGAGAAGGCTCGGCAGGTTCGCGAAGCGGGATACATGCAAACCGGCTCGGCGGGGCGCTACGGCGGCGCGGATATGACTGAGCGGGACGCCGCCAACCTGTTGTTGGGGCTCACCTGTACGGAATATACCGCCGACGCCGGAGCCGCCGTGCATCGGTATCACGGCTTGGTCATCGACTTCGCCGACGTTTGGACTGAAGAGATCCACGAGCCTATTCCGGATCGCCCGAACATGGTCCGGAAAACCCTCAAAAACTTGTGCCCGAAGCCGATGCAATGGCTCGGCGTGACATCGCGCGGGCTCCTCCTCGGCGACACGCTCGAGCGCCTGATCGGCATGGCTCGGACCGGTGAGATCCAGGCGATTTTCCGCGAGTTGGTCATCAGTCAGAACTTTCACGAGGACGCGATCGACCGGGTCATCAACGAACTCGGCGCGGTCTACCTGAAGCTCGAGTTCCGGCGTCCGAGACCGGGTGCAAACATCATGTTCGGTATGCGCGGTGAGCGCCCGTTCGTCTCGGCGAGCTTCGGTCATCGGAGCGAGCTGGAGACGAGCGAGGAGCTCGATCGCCTCCAGGTCGGTCATTTCGTGACTACGACAACCATCCCTCATCAGGTCATTTTCGCGCTCGGTGAAGCCCTGCGCGATTAGTCCGCAACCATGAAAGACAAAGCCATGATCCGAAATGCCGGACCCGACTGGTCCGATCGCGAGCCGTACAGGACGATCGTCTCCGCTCTCGAGGTCCTCGAGACGCGAGGCGCGGACGCTGACGAGCTGATCGACGCGACGTTGTCGGTCGCGCTGACCATGGCGAGCAACGCGGTCGGTCCTCGGCTCCTGTCGGAGCGGCTGTATCTGATCGCGCTCAAGTTCGCCGCCGACGCCGATCTCGCCGACGCCGCCGCGCGGGGGAGTGCCGATGGCGTCGTTCACTGATCGGGTTGACGGAGCCGCACGCGTATTCTACGTTGCAAGCCTGTTGATCGAGACGGTCTGTCACGAGTGCGAAGCTCGGGCTTTCCAGATTAACAAACCTCGCGGGACGAGTGCGATGCTCGATCGCGTGGATAGCGACAACAGCTCCTCAATTTGGGGCATTGCTTCCACGCGTCCGCTCGAGGTGTCATGACTGCCCCCCTCAATACCCGCGATATCGCATATCAGCCGATCCTCCGCGCCTCCGAGCCGCTCGAGATCAAGCTCGCCGGTGGGCGCGAGGGACTGATCGAGGGCCTCGCGAGCCCATACGGCGGGCCTCCTGACCTGTACAACGACGTTATCGCGCGGTCGGCGTATTCCGCGACGATCGCCGAGCATAAGAGCTCCGGCGTCGCGCTGCCGCTCTTATGGGCTCATGACCTCGCAAAACCTGTGGGACGTTGTCTCGATCTTTGGGACGACGAGCGCGGGCTTTTCGTCAAGGCTCAGCTCAACCTCGAGACCTCCTCCGGAAAGGACGCCTTTGCCCATCTCCAGGCGAAGGACGTGACCGGCTTGTCCATCGGGTTCCGGGTCCCGGAAGGCGGGTATCGTTACCAGAAGGACGGAACTCGGCTGATCCTCGCCGTCGATCTAGTCGAGATCAGCGTCGTAACCGTACCGGCGGCGCGTCGCGCCCGCGTGACCGAAGTCAAGTCGGTCGAGGACCTCAAGGATCAACGCGATCTCGAGCGCCTCCTCCATGAGGACGCCGGCCTCTCCCGCCGCGCCGCGAAGGCGGTCGCCGCCCGAGGGTGGGGCGGCATCTCCGGCGAGGACGAGAAGCGCGCCGCCGCCGAGCTCCTCCGCCGCATGGATCAGACGCTCGAGGAAATTCGCTCGGTCGAAATGCATCCTCACTATTACCGCTAATAAAAGGGACCGAATACATGGAATTTGCTCAAGAGATCGCGGATCGCGTCCGCACAATCGGCAATGAGTTCAAGTCTACCGCCGAAACTCTCAAGGGTTCGCAATCCGAGCTATCGGCTCGTATTCTTGAACTCGAGCAAAAGTCTGTCGGCGACCGGCGCGGCGGCGGCGATAATCGCCCGGAGACATGGGGATCGACCGTCGTCAGCTCCGACGAGTTCAAGTCCTACGCCCGGAACAACGGGCGCGGGCTGTGCCGGGTGGAAGTGAAGACCGTCACGTCCGCCGCCGACAGCGCCGGCGCGCTGGTCACTCCCTACCGCGACCCGGAAGTCGCGACCCTCGCGCGTCGGGTGCCGAGGGTCCGCTCCCTCCTGGCGCAGGACGAGACGACCAGCAACGCGGTCGAGGTGTCGCGGGAGACGGTCTATACGAACAACGCCGCCGTAGTGCCCGAGGGCGAGCTCAAGCCTCAGTCGAATATCGAGTATACTTTAACGACTGTTCCCGTAAAGACCATCTCTCACTGGTTGCCGGTTTCACGACAGGTGATGGACGACGCGCCGCAGCTCCGGGGGCTGATCGACGGCGCTCTCCGGTGGGGTTTGAGCTACGTCGAGGAGCTTCAAATCCTGCTCGGCTCGGGTGTCGGCGACGATATCCTCGGGCTGATGCCGCAGGCGACCCCCTTCGTCGCTCCGTTCGAGATAGTCGGCGCGACGCCGGCGGACATCATCCTCCAGGCGATCGCTCAAGCCCAGCAAGCCGAGTTGCCCGCGACCGGCATCGTTCTGAATACGCTCGATTGGAGCACGATGATGGCGCTCAAGGCGACCGACGGGTCGTATCTCGGCGGCGGTCCTTTCGGCGTGCAACAGCCTCGGATGTGGGGACTGCCCGTGGTCCCGACGAACGCGATGCCGGCGGGCTCGTTCCTGGTCGGAAACTTCAGTCAAGCAGCGAAAATCTATGATCGCATGAGCGCGGAAGTCCTGATCTCTCAGGATCACGCCGATTTTTTCGTGAAAAACATGCTGGCGGTTCGCGCGGAAAGCAGACTGGCGATGGCGGTCATTCGGCCTCAGGCGCTCGTGAAAGGCACGTTCCCGGCCTGATCACGGTCCGCAACCTATTGTCGCCGCCCATGATGAGGGGTAGCTTCAGAAACGACAAAGGCACCCCTCCCGGCCAAGGAAATGGGTGCCTCTGTCTTCAAATCACCGCTTCCACTGACGTGGACGCGAACGGCTTTTCATTGCCTAGAGATACCCTCATTCATGGGCCTCGACAAGATAGCCGTTTGGGAAAAGCGTCAGTGGCGGCTCCGATGGAGACTGCCTGATGACCGTCGTTATCCCGCTTTTCAGAAATCCGCGCCCGTCTCCGCCTGTCAGGCGTCCCTCCGTCCTCGCTCAGCTCGACGGCTTGCGCGCCGATCTCGTCGCCGCGAGCGCCGAGACGCGCGATCCCCTCGCCGCCGATGAGCTCCTCAGCGCGGCGCGGCGGGTCCGCGCGATCCTTCAACGCCTGGAGGCCGGCGTATGACCGTCCCGCCCATCAGCGAGAAAATGCAGAAGCTCCGCGACGATGGCGCCGCAATTTCTGACGAGCTGATCCTGACGATGATCGGGCCGCGCCTGCCCGACTTCTGTCAATGGTGCTGGCCTGAAGGCGAGGTTCGGGCGAACTTCTTCTATCCGGCGGAGAGCCTTCCGGATCGCATCTCTCTTACCGGGGACATGGCTGGGACCTACTGGTTGCAGACCGGATACCGGGTGGGGACGATCATCGACAGGCTGCGCGCCGACGGCCTCGATCCCTTTGACATTTGGCGGGACTATCTGCACAGCTTGCCCGAGGCCTCCACCGGGACGCGTGCCGAGGCGGCTGACGCGCGGCTCGACGGGATGATTTGTCCCGCTGCTGAATGGAACTGCATAGAGCCTCCCAAGCGGCGCTGGATCGTGCGGGACTGGTTGCCCGTAGGCAACGTCACGTCGCTCTATGGCGGGCCTGGCGTGGGCAAGACGCTGATCGCTCAACAGCTCGCGACCTCCGTTGCGACGGGGCGCTCCTTCTTCGGCCTGGAGACCATGCAAGCGCCCGCGCTGGTCATCGCTTGCGAGGATGACAGGGACGAGCTCCATCGGCGTCAATTCTCGATCTGTGCCACGTCCGGCGTCGAGATGCACAAGCTCGGTCTGCTGAGCCTTGTGCCCCGCGCCGGTCGGCAAAACGTCCTCGCGAGCTTCAGCAACGGCATCATCCAGCTCATGCCGCTCTTTCAGACAATCCGGGAGACCGCGCGGAGCACGGGCGCGAAACTGATCGTGATCGACAACATCGCCCAATGCTTCGCCGGGAATGAAAACATCCGGGCCGAGGTGACGGCGTTCGTCAACGCGCTCGGCGGGCTCGCCCTGGAGCTGGACGCCGCGGTGCTCTTGCTCGGTCATCCGGGAAAGGCGAGCAATAGCGAGTATTCCGGTTCGACCGCGTGGGACGCGGCGGTCCGTTCCCGCTGGATACTGGAGCGCCCTAAGCCGGACTTGGACGACGAGGAGGCCAGCGAGCTCGCCGACCTTCGCGTCCTCCGCAAGGCAAAGGCGAACTACAGCGGGACCGGCGACGAAATCCCGATACGGTGGGAGAAGGGAGCCTTTCGTCCCGAGGGCGGAGCCCGGATCAAGGACGCCGTCGATCGTATCGAGGAGCATGTGCAGGAGAAGGCCGAGAACACGGCATTCGTCGCCGGCCTTCACACACTCCTACGGACAGGGTTCGAACCCTCCTTCAAGGTCGAGGCTCGGAGCAACTTCGCTCCCAAGCTGCTGAAGAAGGCCGCGCCCGAATGTCATGCCACGTCGGTTGCCGCGCTGCGCCGTGCGATGGATCGCCTGCTGAAGTCGGGAGAGGTTGTCCTCGGCTGGTCGGCGGGTCCGCCGTCGCGGCGCAAGACCATCATCGTGCCGAAAGGGCATGACTTCGCACAGGGTTCGGACTGTGCTTCGGAGGACTTCGAACACCCTACGGACACCCCTTCGCACTGTCCCGATGATGCCTTCGAACACCCTACGGACACCTACGGACAGGGGTCGCAAGTCATTGATATTGCTAGTTCACACTCAGGGTACGAACACCCTACGGACACCTACGGACAGGGGTCGCAAGTCATTGATATTGTTGCTTCAGACAGGTTCTTACACACACCCCTATATACTACGTATATAGAGGGCGGCACCCTTGGTGCGGTGCCGCCCTCCGAAGATACGGAAGCTGCTGAGCTGAGCCGGCTTTACCGGATCACGGACGCCGCCGATCAGCTCGAGGACCTGTCGGCACGGTTGGCTGAGTTCGACTGGTTGAAGGACTTCAAGCCGGAGGCTCCCGATCTGTCGAGGGTGGAGCTGTTGCGGAAGGTCGAGGCGTGACCGAGCGACCGGACCAGTTCGGACCATGGGTTCCGGACCTCGATCCTGCCGAACGGCTCGCGCGCATTCGAGGCCTCCGGGCGCTCGTCCAGATATTCGGCGGTCCTGATCATCCTCTCGGCGAGGCGCTGGCGCGAGCGGAGGTCGATCCAAGCGACGAGGCCGCGATCGCGGCATGGGACGCGCTCATGACCATGCCGAGCCTCAAGCGCCGGCGTATCCTGGCGAGCCTCGCGACGCTGACGCGGAGCTCGATCCGGAGGCGCGCGTGAGTGTGATGGAATCTCAACCTAGGATAGTGCCAGTCAAAAGTTCACCGATTGGGGTACCGCGACCGTGCGCCCAGCCGAATTTTTCCGCCCACGCTTCAAACACTGGGAATTTGTGAAATGCCCGCTCCTCGCAAACCGTCGAACATCCTCGAGCTCAACGGCGCGTTCAAACGCAACCCGAACCGCCGGCGTAACG